TTCTGCAGAAGCGGCTGTGATCGTTCCTACGATTACACCGGCATCGATCTCTGCAAAGATCGTAACTCCTGCAATGGCGACTGTCTCGCTCTGCATTCTTGTGTAATTAGCCTCTTCGTGAATACCGATCAGCGCGAGCTCGCTGTCTGTCGTGAAATCGAAAGCCTCACCGATTCCGTTCGCGCCCTTGACGTCGATGTAGTAGAGGACGAGGTTCTGCGCTGCTGTCGCGTAGAATGTGCCCTTTGTGATGAGGCTGGATGTGATTACGGTTCCGAGACCGAGGAAGTTCTCGATATATGTGAAACCGAAGGCTGTCTGTGTTGTGATCTGGGCCTTGCCGAGATAGTCAGCGATGTCCTGGGGGTTTACAAAATAAACGGGAGCGATGTCATCGTCCTCGAATACTGTCTGCAACTTGCCCCATGCGTCTGCGAGGGCTGCCTGCAGGCCGACTCCTGTTGCTGTGCCGTCGCCTTCTGCAAGGGATCCGATAAATTTTGCTCTGATTCCCTTCTGAATGTCGAGGACCATCTTCTTGTCGGTATCGTTCACGGCCTGATCAAAGCCGCCCTTGATGATTGCCTCGGCTGTCGTTGCCTTCCTCCACTTGTTGAGTGTTGCCTCTGCAACCGTCGTCCATTCTGTCTCGTACTGGGAGAGCGGTATGATGTCGCCCTCTGCAACTGTGCCGTTGTGAAGCGTTCCTGTGACGGTGAGCTTCTTGAGGGCTGTTCCTGCAACGACGGGGATCTTCCTTGTCACGCCGAGCATCTTAATCAAGCCCTTGATGTTCTCTGTGAAAAGCTGGGCATAATCCAGCTCACGGACCTTTGCCATCTCTTCTGTTGTAATTACATTTGTCTCTGCTCCCATTTTGATTTTCTCCTTTGTCTTTTAGTCTTTCTCCGGGAGACCGACGGCCGATCTGTTCTCGAGCATCGCTTTCTGTCTTGCGATCGGATCCTCAATTGCTCGGATCTGCTCTTTCGTCATCGTGGCCTTGCCTCCATTTGCGGGCGGAGTCGCGACTCTTGCGCCTTCGGTTCTGGTTGTCTGTATAAAATCCGACCATTCAGCCTTGATCGCTTCTGTCAACTTCTCCGCGTCTTTTGGTTTGCCGTTTTCGTCAAGCTGGAGGCTGTCAATGTCCGAGACCTTGAGCACCGCCGGGATCCTCTTTTCTGAAATGCCCGCGTCCTTCAGGAGCTGTTTGTAAGCGCTTGTTTTCTTCGCGGTTGTTTCCTTCTCTTCGATTCCCTTTTTGTACTCTTCAAACTCTTCTTTGATCGCCTCATACTTCACTTTGTAAGCGTCCTTGTCGGCCTTCTTCGCGGCCTCCTGGAGCTTCTCGAGTTCAGCTTTTGTCTGCGGCAGTTCTTCGGCATCTTTCTTGAAATTGTCGCGTTCAGCTTTCAGGGCGTCTGTCACCTCGGTATGTGCCGCGATGATCTCATCTACTTTGTCGGCCTCGATGCCGAGCGCTGTCAAAAACTTTCGTGTGAATGCCATGTGAAAATCTCCTTTGCTTCGGTAATAAGTACTTTTATTATTAGATTCTATCCTTTTTATAACATTGTTTGTTTTTTTATGCAAACAAAAACAGGGCCGGCTGTTCGGGCTTCCGGTCCTGTTCTGGATCCGAGGAGGTACACCTCAAAATCGATAAATCGATTGTATTACTCTTTCAAAATATTTGCAAGCATTGCTTTATATTTTCCCGCGTGGGCCGTGGCTCCAAATTGTATAAAGTGCTTTCCGGGAATGCCTCGGCTGGTTCCGAATTCCTGATAAGGGGCATATTCGACATTTGTCCCAATGTAAACCGTCTTTTCTTCCTCCACGACCGCGTGTGAGATGCTGTTCTTTAATCTTCCGGTGTCAACCGGCGCCTGATTTGCCGCGGTGCTGGCCGCGTCCTGCCCGATAGCCTCGAGCCAGGCGTTGATCTTTGCCTGGACCTCTCCTGTTATTTCACCGACGTGGCTGTCGATCGTCACTCCTGTTACGTGTGCCATTTTTCTTCACCTCCTGTTCTTCTTTCTTTATTATTGCGACCGACTCGATTTTCCAATGGATGCCGCCTGGTTCTGATTCGCGAGTAGTTCCTCCCGACGTTTTGCCGCCTCCTGCTGTTCATCCCGTTTGTCTTGGAGGGCCGCGTAGTCTTCCGGGTAGTTGTCGCGCATGAATTGCTCGTAGAGATCCGCGTCGTTGCTGTGATCAATGGTCCCGATCTGTACGTTCAAACGGCAGCGGCAATTATAGACCTCTCCCGGATCGCCGAGGGGATCTCCTGGGTATCGGAGCGGGGTGGTCAATATACCGACACCGAAGAGCCCGTTTGCGTCCGCTTCGGTTCCGTCGAGCATGAGGTGTGTGTCTCTGGTTCTGCTGTCGTAGGTAGCAGACCAGACCTCTTTCATCGGGAGCCCCTGCGCGCGCAGTCTGTCGGCTGATTCTCTTCTGCCCAGGTTTTCCGCTCCCGTCATCGCTGTCCTCGCGTTCCGGACGGCCGCGTTCCGGTCCATTGTCGTTACGCCTTGCAGCCGGTCCGCGATCTTCGGTATGCTGTCGCCCGTCAAGATCCCTGTTACGATCTCCCGGTTGATCCTGTCATGGTTCCACTGCTCATCCGCTTCCGTGTCGACGTAGGGTAGGAGCTCACGGTTGTCTCGGAGGATCGCCTGCACGCTGTCCGCGTTGTAGATCTGGAAGGTGCCCATCGAGAGGCCCGCGTCTTCTGCTGCTGCGGATCCTAATGCCTGGACGAAATTATACGACTCCGCTGTTGCGATCGGGAGCTGGCCGCGCGTGATCTCCATTGCCGCGATGTCTGCGTTGACCATCATCGTGGTCAGGCTGTCCACCGTGGCCTGGTATCGGTCCGAGCGGATGATGTTGTTCTGTCTCCAGTTCGCGTATTCCTCCGGGGTGATCTCGCCTTCCGTCACCCTTGCGCTTTGCCTTCTGTCCTCCGCTTCGAAGTCTTCCGTAAACCTTGCGAATTCCTCCCGCACTTCGTCGACCGCCCTGCTGTATAGCGCATTAATGCTGGCCTCGAGCTCGAGTGTCCGATCGTCCATCTGCCGGGACATATAGTCTCCGCGGTTTTCGTCACGCCTCCGTAAACGTGCCATAGTTTCCGCCGGTCATTCGCGTAACGTTAACGCCTGCTATTTTGTCGAGGCTGTCTTCGACCTTGTCTTTATCGCCGAGGATCGTCATTATCTTCTCGGTTATATATTCCGGCTCTAAATAAAGAGCGCCCGCAACGATCGCCTGGATCGTCTCGGTCTTGTTAATCATCAGGCTTCTCTCATAGCGCGGGGTGTCCTCTACTCCGGCAACGTATAAAAGGCGCTTGATAAAATCCGAGATCTGGGCCTCGAACAGATCCAGCTTCTGGTTGAGCGGATCGTAGGCCGCCTCGATCTGTGTAGCGGTCACCGCTCCGCTCGCGATGTTCTCCGTGTCGAGCGCCATCGCGTCCTTGTAAAGCGTCTTTTCTAATCGGGCGAGTAGGCTCTCGCGGCCATTGAAGGAAGGCTCCACCGTGTTCGCCTGGATCTGCTGGCCTTCTCCTAATTGCGCCGCGTGGATCTTCTTTAGTTTGTCCAGAACCTTTACGAGGTCCGCGTCGTTCATTCCGTCCGCGTTCGTTATGGTCCAATAAATGAGGTTTGCGTCATCGATGTCGTTCGCGTAACCGCTCTGTATTAGGTCCATTGCGTCGATGGTGCTTCTTATCGGGGCCAGCTCGCTTTCCTTTAGTGTGTTAGCGTAACACGGAACAATCGGGAAGGTGGGATAGTTCTTGAAATCGAGTATTTCCTCCCCGTCCGCTTCGCTGCTCTTCACTTCTGCTATATAACCGCGCTTTTCCTTCTTTACTTCTCCGACGCCTTTTCTCCAGATGTACTCCGTGAAACCGTCCAGTTCGTACATGGTAGCGCGGAGCGGCTTGTCACCTGCTATCTGCCAGAACCGGATCCCCGCCTTGAGTCCTCCGTCCTCTTCATCGTAGAAAGGCACAAATTCCAAAAGGTCGAAAATCTCAACGCGGCCGTTATTATAGAAACCGAAGGCGCAACCTTCGACCTGGGCTGTTCTGGCGGCGTCAATGATCTTCCGGTCGAAATCTTCACCGAGCGCCTCTTCTCCGAGTCCATCCGTCCATGTGATCCCGTTCCCGAGCAGGACGGCGTTCGCCTGCGTGACGTCCCTGAAAAAGAACCGGGAGGCGATCCTATGGTTGGCCGAGGTGTAATCGGGGACCGCCTGGTTCTTCGCGTTATACATTATTTTTTCGTATTGTTTGATCGTGGTGTTTTCTCCGGCGTAATACGCCTCACCGATCTTTGCCTGTTTGTACTCTGTGCAGTTCTTATAATCTGTTATGGCCGTATGAATGAAGGCCATTCTTTCGTTCTCGGATCTGTTCGCGATCTCGAGCCAGTCCTGATAGGTGTATTTCATTTTCTTTTGCCTCCTGTGGCCTTTTATATTTTGGATTATACACTAAAAACCGAAGGCGGAAATGCTCGCGGTGCTTTCGTCCTTCTGGCTCCACAGCTTTCTTATCATGCAGGCCAGGCTGTCTGGCGCGTCATCGTGTTCTGCAAATTCGTTATAATCGAGGATCTGGTCGATGTATTCTTGATCTGTTCCTTCTACAAATATTATATTTTTCCATTCGCCTTTTAGGTATGTAACTATTTTTATATATTTGTTCATGTCCTCCCAATAGGTCGAGACGCGCTCTCCGTTCCTCCGGAGCTCTTTCGCTAAATAACCTTTGTCACCGTTCTCTTCGCAAAACTCGAGGCCTGCGTTGAATTGCTGGCGGTTCTGTATTATGTCCGGGATGCAGGCGTCGACCGATTTGTGCCACAGCTTTCCGAAGACGTAATACTTGCCGCCGGTCTTCCTGGCAATCGTCAGGGCCGTGTAATCTTCGCCTCCGTATGCCGCATCAATGTGCACCCATTTCGCCTGGAGTACCTTCGCGGGATCTCCGCCTGTTGTCGGATTCTCGAAGATTACGTCCTCGGAGGCGATGTGCTTCAATTCGTAGTTGGCCGCGAAAAGGGAGGGCGCCATGCTCTCCCGGATCTCTTCGATCTCTTCTTTTGTGAAGATCCCCGTGTCTTTCCAGGCCCAGCGCTCCGGCTCCGGCAT